TGAGTCGATCAAGATATATGGCCATGACGTCAAGTATCTTCCTAGATCAGCAGTTAAGCAAGATAATTTGTTTGGCGAAGATATTCTTTCTAAGTTCGAAGAAGCCATAGATATAGAGATGTACTTAAAGTCGATGGAAGGCTTTGAGGGTGATGGACAGTTTCTTAGTAAGTTTGGATTAGAGATACGAGATCAGATAGTACTAACTGTATCTCGAAAGAGATTCGATCAAGTGATTACGTCTCCCAAACTTATGACCGAGGTTGGTTACAATCTTGTTTTTGAAGATGGTAACAACAATGAGCCAAGTCGACAGTTTTTAACTGGAGACGCGGCAACTGAAGCATGGGTACAGGAGGGTGACGACTACTTAAACACCCTGAACCGTCCTAGAGAGGGAGATCTGATCTATTTCCCTATGATGGACAAGATATTCGAAGTAATGTATGTCGATGACCGCCCTGTACATTTTCAGCTTGGAAGAATGCAGTCCTATGATCTACGTTGTGAGCTCTATGAGTACAGCAGTGAAGAGATTAGTACTGGCGATAGCACCATTGATGCAGTAGAGGATAATTTTAGCCTTAACACTCTTATACATCAGTTTACGTTAGAAGACGGTTCTGGTATATTGAAGAGTGAGGATGGTGATAGTATCCTCCAAGAGTTTACGATACTAAATGAGGCTTCTGAAGGTGCAGCTGCAATAAACAACAACTTCTTCCAATTTGAAGCAGATTCTGTGCTTGACTTTAGTGAGACCAATCCATTTAGTGAGGTTGATAGGTATTAATGTTTGGACATACTTACTATCACAGTATTATCAGAAAGTACATTATCATGTTCGGTACAATGTTCAATGATATTGATGTACAAAGATTTAATACTGCCGGCGAAAGAGTCCAGACGCTAAGGGTTCCAATTGCGTATGGACCAAAAGAAAAGTATTTGGTGAGACTTGCTCAAGATCCTAACTTTGATCGCGACGTAGCAATATCTCTGCCAAGAATGTCTTTCGAAATCACTTCGATGAACTACAATTCCACTCGCAAACTACCATCCACTGTAAAAAACGTGTACGTTTATACAGATAAAGACAAATTAAAATATCAATATACTCCTGTACCATTCGACATTAATATTGCACTATCTGTGTTTGTAAAGAACGCTGACGATGGTGTACAGATACTAGAAGGTATCCTACCTTTCTTTACTCCGGAATGGACCAATACAATTAATTTAATTCCAGAGCTAAAGTTAAAAATGGATGTGCCTGTCGTGTTTAACGACATATCGACTGAGGACACATATGAAGGAGACTTTTCGACTAGAAGAGCTCTTATTCATACTTTGAATTTTACTGTAAAAGGATATCTGTTTGGTCCAGTCAGAACTCAGGGTGTTATCAAAAGAGCTATTGCTACTACTAATATCGAGACTACAGACGGATCTTCTTCAGCTATATCATCTATCCTAACTGCTACGCCTGGTCTTACCGCCAATGGTACGCCTACCTCAGACTCAACAATTACGCTACCACCGGAACAGATAGATAGTACAGACAATTATGGATTTATCGAGGATCAACAGTTCTTCGGTGGTGGAACGGACAGTGTCTAAAACAAAACTTGAAAGCAATCTAAACGATTTGTTTGGAATGTCTGAAGATACAGTTAGTATCTCTGAAGCTAAAGGTGAGCTTGTAGCTGTAGAGCCGAGGAATGAACTAGCTAACCGGGAAGGCCGAGATTATACCGGTGACATAGATACTGATTACAGGTATGCTAGAGAGAATCTTTACGAGATTATAGAAAATGGGTCGCATGCGCTACATGAGCTTGTAGAGATTGCAAAGGCAAGTGAACACCCAAGAGCATTTGAGGTAGTTGGTTCTCTTATGAAAACCCTTACCGATGCAAACAAAGACTTACTTGAGATACAGACTAAAGTAAAAAAGCTCAAGCAAGAAGAAAACGTCCAACAAGGCCCAAACAACGTAACCAACGCCCTCTTCGTTGGGTCTACGGCCGAACTACAGAATATGTTAAAGGATACATTAGATAGTGATACTTGAAGCGGCTACACCGCTATTATCCTCTCCTTGAAAAATAAGTCAACAGCCAATGGCAATTGAAACCTACTTAGGCAACAAAAATCTCAAAAAAGTTGGTGTTCCTGTCGAGTATACTCAGGAGCAGGTGCAAGAGTATATTAAATGCTCTCGTAATCCAGCATACTTTATAAAGAACTATGTAAAGATTGTTAATGTTGACGCTGGCCTAATAGATTTCAGTTTGTGGCCTTTCCAAGAAGAGATGGTTAACAAATTTGAGGATAATCGCTTTGTTATATGCAAGCTACCTCGACAGGTTGGTAAAACCACTACTGTCGCTGCATACATTTTATGGCGAGTGCTGTTCACTGATCAATACAGCGTAGCTATTCTTGCAAATAAACTTGCTCAAGCGAGAGAAATTCTTGGACGAATTCAAACTGCATATGAATGGTTGCCTAAGTGGCTGCAGCAGGGTGTTAAAGAATGGAACAAGGGTAACATAGAATTAGAAAACGGCTCTGAGATTCTAGCTTCTGCTACCTCATCCTCAGCTATTCGAGGTACGTCTCAGAATCTAATCTATTTGGACGAATTTGCGTTTGTACCAAACAATCTACAAGAAGAATTCTTTGCTTCAGTATTCCCTACTATTTCATCTGGCACAAGCACAAAAGTCCTTATAACATCCACGCCTAACGGCATGAATATGTTTTACAAGATATGGGTGGACAGTGAAGAGGGCAACAACAGCTACGTTAGGCACGATGTACATTGGTCGGATGTTCCGGGCAGAGATGAGGCTTGGAAAAAAGAGACTATTAAGAACACCAGTGAAGAACAGTTTAGACAAGAGTTTGAGTGTGAATTTTTAGGTAGTACCGCTACACTCATTGACGGTAGAAAATTAGCTCAGATTCCGTTTAAGACTCCAATAAAGTCCAAGAATGGATTCGACACTTATGAGGAACCGGTTCGAGATCGAATGTATGTAATTACTGTCGACTCTGCAAGAGGACTTGGGCTCGATTATAGTGCACTAGTAGTATTTGATGTTACAGAACTACCTTATAAGATTGTTGGTAAGTACAGATCCAAAGAAATATCACCTATGTTCTATCCAGATGTAATTGTAAACACTGCTAGGAAGTACAACGATGCATTTGTGTTAGTCGAGCTAAATGATTTAGGAGAAACCGTAGCTAACATTATTCAGCAGGATCTTGAATATGAAAATATACTAAGTACCAGTGTAAAAGGAAGAGGCGGCCAGCAAGTAGGTGGTGGCTTCTCTCACCGAATACAGCTAGGTGTAAAAACTACTAAGACCGTAAAGAGAATAGGATGTTCTCATCTAAAGGATATTGTCGAGAGTGACAAAGTCATTATCAACGACTACGATCTACTTCAGGAACTTTCTGTTTTCATAAATAAAAGGAACAGCTACGAAGCTGAGGAAGGTCACCACGATGACCTTGTAATGTGTGCAGTATTGTTCTCGTGGTTGGTAAGACAAGAGTTCTTTATTGAGCTTACTGATAATGATGTACGCAATCGACTATATCTAGAAAATCAAAGGATGATAGAAGATGATGTGCTTCCATTTGGTATTGTTGATGATGGACACTATGCACACGAACCAGAAGAATCTGTAGGTCCACTGGGATACAAATATAGTGTTGAGGACGTTGTAGACTTCTAATTTTATAAATATACGAGAAACAAAAACCACGAGGAGACAAAGATGGCCTTCCAAATATCTCCAGGAGTCAATACCAGTGAGATCGACCTCACAGCAATTGTTCCTGCAGTACAAACGACAGCTGGCGCTTTCGCTGGTCAGTTTCGTTGGGGTCCTGTTGAACAACGAGTACTAATCAGCAATGAATCTGCGCTGGTTGCTCAGTTCCAAAAGCCCAACGCAACCCATTTTAAAGATTTTTTTACTGCTGCTAACTTTTTGGCATATGCAGACACTCTGCATGTTGTTCGAGTAAACAATACCGGCCTTGTAAACGCTAACGCTAATTCTGCAAATATTTTAGTGAAGAGCGAAGAAGATTACGATGCTAACTTTTCATCAGGTATTATTGGTGGTGGTGACGTAGTTGCTAAGTTTCCAGGAACACTTGGTAACACTTTAAAATATTCTATTTGCCCAAGTGCTGCTGCATTTGAATCAACACTTTCGGGCAACTACACCGTAGTCAACGGTAACACCGGTGTTGTATTCTCTGCAAACCAGGCTGCCGTGCTTAGTGCTGGTGATTTAATTCAACTTGGTCCAGATAAAGACATCTACGAAATTTCTGCAGTAGCTGTCGGTGGTCTCTCTGCTGCACTTACAAGTGCCTATACAGGCAACACTGTAAACAACGGAACAGCGTTGAATCGCAGGTGGCAGTACTATAATTTTGTAACTGCTGCTCCAGGTACTTCTCCATATGCAACTATTCGCGGCGGATCCAATGATCAAATGCACATCGTAGTTGTTGACGAAGATGGTGAATGGACTAATGTAAAAGGTCAAGTAATTGAAGTATTCGATGCTGTATCAAAGGCTTCCGATGCTAAAAACGAAGATGGATCAACAAATTACTACAAAGAAGTTTTGAATCGATCATCATCTTACTTGTGGTGGGCAGGTCATCCTACTGGTGTGACTAATGCCGGAAGTGTAGCAGCAAGTTCGTTTGGTGGCGGAAGCACCCCAATTACAAGATCACTTTCTAATGGTTCAGATGGTTCTACCGCAACACCTGGTGCTTATCAGCGAGGATATGACTTGTTTAAGTCTGCAGAAGAAGTTGATATTGCCTTGATTCTTGGTGGATCTTCTACTTCAGCAACAGCAATCCATGTCATTAACAATATTGCTGAGTACCGGAAAGACTGTGTAGCATGCTTCTCACCAGAGCAAGCAGATGTTGTAAACAATACATCTTACAACTCAGCTGAAATTGATGACATTATTGAGTTTAGAAACACTCTACCATCAACTTCATATGCAGTACTCGATAGCGGATACAAGTATCAGTACGACAAGTACAATGATCAGTATCGTTGGGTACCGTTAAACGGTGATACTGCTGGTACAATGGCTCGCACCGATCAGGTTCGCGATCCATGGTACTCACCAGCTGGCCTGAACCGAGGTCGAATCAAGAATAGTGTAAGTCTTGCATTCAACCCGAACAAGTCAGAGCGAGATCAACTGTATAAGAACGGTGTAAACCCAGTAACTACTTTCCCAGGCGAAGGCACAATCCTGTTTGGTGATAAGACGTTGCTTGGTTACCCAAGTGCATTTGATCGAATTAATGTACGTCGATTGTTTATTGTCCTTGAAAAGGCAATTGCAATTGCAGCTAGACAAAGCCTGTTCGAATTCAACGACGAGTTTACTAGAGCACAGTTTGTCAATTTGGTTGAGCCCTTCCTGAGAGATGTACAGGGTCGACGAGGTATCACTGATTTCCGAGTAGTTTGTGACGAAACAAACAACACTCCAGAAATTATTGATCGAAATGAGTTTGTCGGAGACATTTACGTCAAACCAGCCCGCTCGATCAACTTTATTCAGCTCAACTTTGTTGCTGTTAGAACTGGTGTCGAGTTCGAAGAAGTCGTAGGTCAGTTCGGATAATACAAGGTAGAGGAGAATAACAATGGCTTTTAACGTAAACACCTTTAGAGGTGAGCTTGCACAGGGAGGGGCACGTCCCTCTCTGTTCGAGATCCAATTGTTTCAACCAGCAGGCGGTGTTCTGAATGGTGGCGATTTGATCTCTAAGTCTCCCTTTATGGTACGGGCAGGACAGATTCCACAATCAACACTTGGTACTGTAATAGTTCCTTACTTTGGTCGTCAGGTCAAACTTGCTGGTAACCGCACGTTTGATGACTGGACTGTAACAGTAATGAATGATGAGGACTTCAAGATCCGCAATGCAATGGAAAACTGGAGTCATCGGATTAACAACCACTCTGAAAATATTAATCAGTATGGTGTTAACCCATCTCAATACAAGGCTCAAGCGCAAGTCAAGCAATACAGTAAAGAAGGTGGAGTCATTCAAACTTATAAGTTTGATGGTCTGTACCCAGTTGCAGTATCACCAATTGATCTTGCTTGGGAAGCTGAAGCGATTGAGGAATTCACAATTACGTTTGCATACGACTGGTGGGAGCACCAAGAGTCAGCTGTAAACTAAAAGGAGCAGTTAGATGGCTAATCAGCTTTATACAAAAGCTAAGCAGTCTTTGCTTGGTGGTGAACTAAATCTGTCATCTAATGTAGTCACAATCGCATTGATAGACACGGACGTCTACACCTTCAGTGCATCTCATCAGTTTAGATCAAGTGTGCCTAACACTGCTGTAGTAGCTACAGCTAACCTTACAAGTAAGACAATTACTGATGGTGTGTTTGATGCTGCTGATGCTGAGTTTGCATTTGTTACTGGCGCTAACTGTGAAGCATTAATTTTGTATCACAATACTGGTGATGCGGAAAATGACGGTGCTAGACAAGCAGATTCAAATCTTGTGGCTTACATTGATACAGCTACGGGCCTTCCAATCCTTCCTAACGGTGGTAATATCACTGTCAAGTTTTCTGACGGTGCTTCTAAAATATTTGCGCTATGACGTAACCACTGTGTTTGATGAGGTCGATAAATAATATCGGCCTCCTTTTTATTTCCTGAGGATAACATAGTGCAACTTTTCGGATTTAACATAACAAGGGCAGATCAAGAAACCAAAGAAGATCTGAAAACCTTTGTCCCCCCACAGCCAGATGACGGTGCTATTGAAATAGCACCAGGTGGCTCCTATGGTACTTTTGTAGACCTAGATGGAACTGCTAAGTCAGAGGCAGAGTTAGTTTCTCGCTATCGTGAAATGTCAATGCAGCCAGAGTGTGATTCTGCTGTAGAGGACGTTGTGAACGAAGCAATTGTAATGACGGAAGAAAATCCAATTGAAATTGTATTGGATGACCTTAAGCAACCAAACTCTATTAAGAACAAGATTAGAGAAGAGTTTGAAGCTATTCTTGAAATGCTTGACTTTTCAAATAAAGGATACGATATCTTTAGACGTTGGTATGTTGATGGAAGACTATATCACCACATCATCATTAACGATAAAGATCCAAGAGACGGTATTAAAGAGCTTAGGTACATTGATCCACGTAAGATACGTAAAGTACGAGAAAAAGTAAAGTCTAAGGATCCTCGTACTGGTGCTACAATCTACAACAAAGAACAAAAAGAATATTATCTGTTTAATCCTAAAGGCATATCATCTACCTCACAGCAAGGTGTGAAGATTGCTGTAGATAGTATTAGTCACATCCACAGTGGTTTGATGGATTCAAGGAACAAAATGATCCTTGGCCATCTGCACAAAGCTGTCAAGCCTCTCAACCAACTTAGAATGCTCGAAGATGCAACTGTAATCTACAGACTTGCAAGAGCACCAGAGCGTCGAATCTTCTATATCGACGTTGGTAACCTGCCAAAGATGAAGGCAGAACAGTATCTTCGAGACATGATGGTCAAACATAAGAATAAGCTGGTGTATGACGCTGCTACAGGCGAAGTACGCGACGATCGTAAGTTTATGACAATGTTAGAGGACTTTTGGTTACCGCGTAGAGAAGGCGGTAGAGGCACTGAGATAACGACTTTACCAGGTGGACAGAACCTTGGCGAAATGGAAGATGTAGATTACTTCCGTCGAAAGTTGTACAAGTCTCTTAACGTACCAATTACTCGTATGGAAGCAGACAACCAGTTTAATCTTGGTCGAGCTTCAGAGATTACTAGAGACGAGATAAAGTTTAACAAGTTTGTACAGCGTCTTCGAAGCAGATTTACTCATCTGTTCGATGGTCTTTTGGAAATTCAACTTGTATTGAAAGGTGTACTTTCCCGAGCTGATTGGGAAGAAATGCGTAACACCATTCACTACGACTTCAAAGAGGACAATTATTTTTCTGAGTTAAAAGAAACTGAGATTATGACAGAGCGTCTCCGCCTTGCAGGTGAGATTGATCCCTTGGTAGGCAAATATTATTCTATGAAGTGGGTACGTGAAAACATTCTTCGTATGACCGAAGAGGATATTAAGAATGTAGATAAAGAGATTGATGCTGAACGCCAGGAAATGGATGACGAAGGTGCACTAGGTGGAGTAGTAGATTACAAAGCCGGACAACAAGATCAACCCAAACAGCAAGATCAACAAGATCAGCAGGAACAATTTGTACCACAACCTACTATCAGCGAAGAAGAAAAAAGACTAGTTGAAAGTATGACTCGATTCATGGATTCGATGGCTTCTGAGAACATCGAGGACGATGATGAATGAAGTCGAACGCGCTAAACTTCTAGCTTTACTCCTTAAATATACTAAGACCGAGATCGACGGTCTTAGGAAGGAGCTTAAAGAGCTAGCAAGACTCCCATTACTTGTAGAAGGACCGCCCGGTGAGCAAGGTACCGAGGGCCCCGTTGGTCCCGAAGGACCCGTAGGACCCAAAGGCGAAGACGGAAAAGATGGAATATCTATTTCCGGTGTACTCATTGAAAACAACGACCTTATCGTTGCTTTTTCCAACAAACAACAGATTAATCTAGGCAGCGTAATCGGACCAGAAGGACCTGAAGGTCCTCAAGGTGAGCAAGGCGCACCTGGTCTTATTGGTGAAGAAGGACCTCAAGGTCCACAGGGTATACAAGGTGAAATTGGACCTCAAGGTGAAGCAGGTCCAAAAGGTGAGAAAGGCGAAAAAGGGGCTAAGGGTGAGATAGGACCTATTGGTCCCAGAGGCCTTAAAGGTACTAAAGGAGACAAAGGAGACACCGGCGAACGCGGTGAAAGGGGTGAGAAGGGAGAAAAAGGCGATCCAGGTTTAGATGGCCAACAAGGAGAGCGCGGAGAACAAGGTCCTCAAGGTCTAAAGGGTGATCAAGGTGAGCGCGGTGAGCAAGGCCCTCAAGGTGAGCCTGGTAAGGACGGTGAATCACCCGACGTAGGTCCTATTGAAAGCAAACTGCTTAGGCAGTTTGAAGATTTTAGAGCTGCGATTTCAGCACAAGTTTCTAGATTAAACCTTGCTGGTGGCGGTTCGGCCGGTTCAGGTGAAGTAAGATTAGAGTTCTTAGACGATGTAGATCGAGATAGCGCTAAGCAAGATGGATATTTTCTAAAATACGATGCTGCGTCTGGTAAGTGGGTGGGGTCTGCTGGGTCAGGTGGTGGTGGAGGAATCACCCAAAGTGAACTGGACAGATATCTTCAAGTTGCTAATACTACATCTTTTGCAAATACAAGTCAATTAGATCAATACTTGCAGGTTGCTAATTTAACCAATCTGTCATCCGATTTAATTCCAAGTGCAAACGTCACCTACGATTTAGGATCACCTCAAAGGTCATGGCGTGATTTATACCTAAGTGGTAACACAATCTATGTTGGGGGCGTAAAGTTATCTGTAACAAATGCAGGTGATTTATTTGTCACCAATGCAAATAACGAGCCTGTAAAACTTATAGCTAAAGAGATAGAAATAGGTTCAACTGGCAACACGACTACTATAAGTTCAACTACTAGTGGTGGCGATACAACTGTAGTTACAAGAAACGAGCTCGACAAATATCTTTTAGTAGCTAACAATAAAACCATTAGAGCTGGTAGCGGAGTAACGGTTTCTCAAAACTCCAGCACTATTACTATCTCGTCATCTGGAGTTGGCGGTCAAAGCCAGGTCGGCCAGAGCGGTAACACTTCTGTAGCCAATACTATAACTGTTGGCAGTCCATCTGACGGATCTTGGACTACACACGGTGCTTATCAGGGGTTCTCTAACACACAAACTGTTACAGATGTCATCGATGATCTGAATGAAGTTATTGAAAATGTTAGAAACGACACGTTTGTAAAAAATGTCTCTTTTACTGGTACTCCGCTGGCAGGAGGTGCAGGGTTTACAGTTACTCTCACCTTGACTACACAAGGTAATCCAAACAAATACGATATTTACTGGGGCGATGGTACGTCTACTATAGCGACCACTGATACAACTCCATCACACACTTACAGCACTAACGTAGGCAGTCCGTTTACTGTAACAGTAAGAGCATATAACGATGGTGGTGGAGGTTCTGGTAGTGAAGCGAGCTCTACTATAGCAAACTACGTAGTTGTCTATACTGCTGATCCAACTGCTTCGTTTCAAATCTATGGTGCTAGTACAGGTGGATCACCCATAACCTTTGTTGATGATGGTTCACCCGTATATCTCGAGAACAACTCTACAGAAATAGGTGCTGCTACCATACAATATAGGATTACGTGGGGTGATAGTAGTAGTGATGTTATAATAACAAATGATTCTGCATCTGGGGGCTCAGCTGGTAGTAGGTTGCAGCATACTTTTGACACGGCTGTTGAGACAGAGCAAACTTTCACAGTAAGCATGAATCTGGATTCTCACTCTACTGCTAATCCATCTGTGATTCCAGTTTCAGCTAGTCCTGTTACAATAAAGGTGTACGACACCCATACACCAGAAACATCACTTAGCACTTCAAGCGGAATAAACGAAGAAGCTAGCAGTGGGTTGGTT